GGTTCTAGTCAAAGAACTGACGCAAGTTTCAAAAGAGCTGAAAGGCAATGCAAGTGTTGCTGAGTTAACCGCTGCTGCTTATGACGTTGCATCAGCAGGTTTCACTGACGCTGCTGATGCAGCCAAGGTGCTTAAAGCCGCCAGTCTTGGTGCGGTTGGTGGTTTCTCGGACATCAACACGGTTGGCGATGCCGCCACCTCTGTTTTGAATGCTTATGGCAAGAGCGCGGATGAAGCTGGCAAGTTAATTGACGGCTTTATTCAAACGCAGAATGACGGCAAGATCGTTGTTGATCAATACGCGCAGAACATAGGCAAGGTGGCGTCGGCTGCGGCTGGCTTGAAAATTCCCATCGAGGAAGTCAACACGATTATTGCTCAGTCAACGGCTTCAGGTGTTCAGGCAGAAGTGGCCTTTACGGGACTGAAAGGTGCGTTGGCCAGGCTGGCTAGTGGGGAAGCTTCTAAAGCGCTTGCTAGTTTTGGGATTGAGATCAATTCAGCTTCTCTTGAAGCAGATGGGTTGCTCGGTACTTTGGAGAAGTTCAAAAACCTAGACACTGGCGCCATTCTCAAAGCGCTAGGCACAGAAGCAGGCCCAGCCCTTTTGCCTGTTATTAATAATCTTGAGAAGGCCCAAGAGTTACTTGAAAATCAAAAAGATGCTGCGGGCGCAGCACAGGCAGCACAAGAAAAAGCAGCAAACACAATTAATGGCGCTTGGAATCGTGTTCGCGTTGCCTTTGAAAATCTATTTTCTGATCAAGCAGCTTTAGCCCAGGCAATCATCCCCATCCTTGATGCTGTCGCGAATGCTGTTAATGGCATCACATTTGCGCTTGAGCAGATGCGCAAAATTGCGGCAGAGGTTAACGGGTTGGTACAAGACATCTCCAATACTGCGAGCAATGCCATTAGCGCTTTTGGTGGCCTTGGTGATGCAATCGGATATGCGGCAACTCAATTAAGCCGTTTGCTGTTGCGTGCTGATGGATTTGAAGCAATGGATAAATCTGGCTGGGGCAAAGGTACTCGTAACTTTGGTGCTAACTACAAAGAGCAAGAGGCGGCACTATTTGCAGCAGCAGACGCGGCTAGTAGTTCGCTGAAACCGCTTCCCAAGGTGGAGACCAAAGTTCCCACGTTTTCTCCTGGTACGTCTGGCGGTGGCAGTGGCGGTGGCGGTGGTGCTGATCAGGCCGCACGTCGGGCAGAGCAGATGAAAGAACAGCTGGCCACTGCAGAAAAGCTAGTTATTGCAGCAGAGCGTGAGCAGGCCGTAATTCAGGCCACGAATGAGATCGATAAGGCCATGATTGAAAGCGAGAACAAGATTCTCGAAATCGCCGAGAAGTATGGCGAGCTTGCTGCCAAGTCAATGTCTGATGCAGAGACAGAGAAGCTGCTGAAGGCTCAGGGGTTAGAGGTACAGAACGAACGCTTAAAGCTAGAAGAACAGATTACAGAGATGCAGGAGTCGGCTACTGCGTCAATCGACGATGAGATCCTCCGGCTGCAAGCCGTGATCGCGGGCAAGGAAGAGGAATACAAGTGGACCAAAATGATCAAGGACTTAGAGGAGAAGGGTGTTGAAGGTGCAGAGGCAAAGGTCAATCAGTTGCGAGCACTAACGGCTGAAGCTGAGGCCGTTGAAAATCTCAAGTCGCAGTACGAATCTCTGGCTTCTGGTATCGCCGGTGAAATGACCGGTGCGTTCCGTTCAATCATTGATGGCAGCAAGTCGGCAGAAGAGGCGATGGCTGACATGTTCCAAGGTATCGCTAACAAGTTCTTGGACATGGCGATGCAGATTCTGACGGACGCCATCACGCAGCAGTTGATAAGTCTGTTTGGCAACCTGTTAGGCGGCGTTAGTGGTGGCTTTAATGCCACACCGTCCATTGGTACAGGAACTAATTACTTTGGTGGTGGTTTTACGCCAATGGACTTCTTTGCCGACGGTGGTCGCCCGCCTACCAACATGCCTTCCATCGTTGGAGAGCGCGGACCTGAGTTGTTCGTGCCGGATTCAGCTGGCACTGTCCTAAGCAACGAACAATCCAAAGAAGCACTAGCAACGTATAGCCCTGCCAACGCTGAAACAGCATCAGCAGCGCCGATGGCATCAACTATTAACTACAACGGTCCAACATTGAAATTTAATGGCAACGATTACATCCCACGCAGCGAAGCAAATAGCCTTGTTAATGCTGGCGCTAAGCAAGGCGAACAACGGGCGATGAACCGCCTGCGTCAATCTCGCTCTAGTCGTTCAAAAATTGGGCTCTGATGTCAAAAGTACACATCGGCAATCTCGTTGAAATCCGCCACTGGATCGTCCCTGATGATGACGAGCAGGACGAAGGCAAGTGGGTAGTTCAGAACCGTTTTCAAAACGCAAATACTGAAAAATCAATCAAGTACGACGGCGACAACTACACCTTCTTGTCTTTCTTGTACCAAGGCGCGACCCGCACCCGCACGGGCGACAACTTGGAAGCGGCGTTAGTCGTCTCGACCAATCAAATCTCGATGGACTACGCCTATGACATCGTGATGATCGACTCCAATAAAAATCAGCATCACATCAAACGGCAGATTACTGTTCGCACTTGCCTGCTAAACGAAGGCTTCACAGGTGTCCAAAAGGTTTTGACGACCGAAGCATGGATAGGCGCATCAATGAACTACGACGCCGAGACGGTAGAGATCACATTGGCAAGTGCCATTGATGCAGTCTTTGCAGGTCTGCCCAACCAGTACTTAGATGAAATCAACGTGGGACGACTCCCAACCACTGCCCGTGTTACAACGACTTGATCTAATTGGCCTCAAGTACCGCTTAGGGGCTGAACCTGAACTCCATGGCGCAGCCGACTGCTTGACCTTATCTCGCTACGTGCTGGCAACCTACGGTATTAATACGCCAGCCGGTGATCGTTCTTGGTATCGCAGACTTAGGCAAAGGGATTATTCAATCTTTAAAGAGCAGTTAGAGTTATGGGGAACCCCAACCACCGACATTGATGTCGGCACTGTTGCTCTCTGCCAGACAGGTAACGGTGTAGGTCTGGCTACCTTCATTGATGATTATCCAGGATGGCTGAGCTTCGCGGGGACAGAAGTGGTTTGGAGTCACCAAGAGGCCCTCAATATCGAAGCGCTTTATTGCCCTGGGAACAACAAGTTTGCGAAACCTTAGGCATCAGCGAGAAAGACTACTTCAACTATTACGACTTGGTCTCGCAGCACGTTCAAGAAGAGAAAGGGCGCGAGCTAATACCGGACGTTAGGAATGAACCCGTCACCATCGTCACGCTTGTCGTCGGTCTGGCGTTGTCAGCTGTTGGAGCGTTACTAGCTCCTAAACCTCGTTCACCGGAACAAAAGAAGCAAGGCGCTGCCTACCAAGGGCAAGACATTCGAGGCCGCACCAAGTACGCACCGCTTGCTGAGTTTGATTCAGTACAGGAGCTTGCCACCCTTGGAACAATTGTCCCGCTGATCTTTACCAAGCGCGAAGGCAACAACGGTGGAGTGCGAGCCGAATCGCAAATGCTGTGGTCGCGAATGATCAATAAACCGACGTACCAAGAGCTGCAAGCAATCTTGCTTTTCAGCGCTGGGGAGTTGGACGACGAACCAAGCTACGAGGGCTTTGCATTTGGCGACAGCAAGATTTCCAGCTACATGTCTGCCAAACTCGCTTTGTTCTTTGCGCGAGGTGAATCAGAAAAAGGCAATGAACCATTCGCTGTTGGCAGCTCTACGCAGCGCAAAGGCGGCACAAAAGACATTGGCAAAAAAGGTACTAAGCCGTTCAATACGGATATGCCCAGTGATGGCTACGGCAATGTGATGCACTTCTGCGGAACGGTAACCCCAAGCCAGTCTGCAGTTTTTGGTCAGTACTCCCCTATTCGTAATGGTCACGGTTGGAAGTACGCATTTAAATATCCCGGCAAAGGTGACGGCGATAGCGGTAAGAAAGAACAGATTATGGGCACCCGCCGTAAGCATGTTGCGGGCTATCACGCAGGGCGTACAACGCTGGAAAAGAGGGGCAACTCGTCAGACGAGTTGGAGTATTACATCAAAGACAAAGATTCTGACAAGATCTTTCAAGCCTGCGATGACGATGCTATCGACCCCAACCGGGCTACAGAAGACCATTTCAACAGTGATGGCAAGCTTAGAGAAGAATCAAAAGTAGAAAATGACGACAGCAACCTCGAAGAAATTGGCGGGCTTAACGAAGGTATATCAGCAATTAACCAGTCTAAAATTGACGCCGACACGGTACTTGATGTCGGCGAGCTTTATCTAATCGGTACACGAATCTACCGCTGCACTGATCGCAAAAATAGCTCAGGCACTCAAGGCACGCCATACGAACCCAACCAAAGCGGATCGGTAACTTACGATCTAGACAACGAAGAGGAATTCGAGAAAAACTATGTAAGCACAAAGTACATCTATGTCGATGACGACGAAGACGTTTACAACGAGAAGCATATCCCCATTCAGAAAGTTGCTGTTGGTGCGATCTCCACCACCCGCGCTGTAGACATGGTTGAACTAGGTGTAAAAAGCATTGTCTATAGACAGATCAACGGTTACCCAAACATCTCTGAATTTACATATAAAGGCATTGCAAATGACTTTGCAAAGAACTTGCAGACTTGGCAGCCTGGCACTATCACCGCCTATTACGACCGTGTCTCGCTGTTCCGGCTAGAAATCAAAAAAGGTGACGACGACTGGAAAGACTTAACAGGTGAGGAAGTGTTTGCCGTTCATGGTCAAAACCCTCAACCTCTTTACAACACTATCCAGGTACGCCTTCCTTCAAAAGACTTTTACGAATTTCGATTCATCCCAGTATGCGGCAATGCCTGGATCGCAAACGGTAACTACAAATCAAAAGATGTTTTTTGGCTAAACAGCCGCTTCGACTGGCGTGAGGCAAAGGACACCAAAGGTTATGAGATCCGATTCAGAGGCAAAAAGCTAGAAGTAAAAGACATTGCCAAGATGGATCACCCTTACTGGGCGACTGGCGAAAAAGATAAGCCAAACCAGAATCCAAATTCACTGCTAAATGATTATTGGTACTTTGACGCAGATACTACAAGCCATTCCGACGAGCCTGAACACAAACTAACTTTCGTCAACGAATACGTCATCAATGACAGCAAATGGTACAAAGATGAGGACAAGCAGTATGAGTACCTGGCGCGTGCCGGTCTGATCTGCCAGTCCTCAAAAGAGATCAGCACCTTTAGCAACTTCTCAGGATATTTTGAAGAGGGCATTAAGGTTAAAAGATTCGTCGGCTCTAAGTCGTATGGAGCCACAAATCTGTTCCCAGAGATTGCCTATAACCTGCTAACTAATCGTCGCTACGGAGTTGGGGAGTTTATCGGTAACAACGCTATTAGCACAAGCCGTTTCAAGATCGCTGCTAGGTTCTGCGATGCGAATGACTTCTACTGGGACGGTGTAATTTCTGAGCCAGGTAATGTGCGGGAATTTTTGTATCAGCAAGCTGCGTACCAGATGCTTGACTTCACCATCCTCGGTGGCGAGTTTAGTCTTTACCCTGCTCTACCGTTCAATACTGATTTTAAGATTGATTATGACGCAAATGCCGGGGATAAAAACTTTCCAATTAAAGCGCTGTTTACGGACGCAAATGTAAGAAACTATAAGACGACTTTCCTTTCTCCAGAAGAGCGTCAGCTGTTTATTGCAGAACTTAAGTATCGAAGAGAAGAAGTTAACGGTTTCCCCGAAACAAGAGTTACCCGCGTTCGTTTAGCTGATGACGAAGGTGGGTACTCCCGTGATCCGGTTGAACTCTTCGACATGACGCAGTTCTGCACCAGCCGCACCCACGCGATCAGATTTGCCAAGTACGCACTACGCACCAGACAAACGGTTGACCACAGCATCACATTTGAAACTACCCCTGACGCAGCCCACAACTTGGCACCTGGCGACTATATCCGTGTTGCCGTCAGCATCCAGCACCAAGTAAAGGAAAACGGGTTCAATGAGAGGTTGCGGACAGGCTCCGTCACACCCGATGGAGCAATTCAAATCAACAGCGGCGATTACAAAGGCGATCTATCCTTCAAGGTCATTTACTGGAGGCCAGGATTTGATCAAGTCAAGACTGGAACGATGCAAGTCAAGGACGGTGTAGTGCAGAACGTAAGTATGCGCGGCAGCTTGTTTACCCGTGTTTCTAGCAAAAGCGAAGCTCGTGTTTACAAGATTGAATCCATCGCTTACAGCGAAGACAGCTTCGTTGAGATCAGCGGCAGCTACACCCCTCTAACGCCTACTGGAAGACTGAAGGTTTTAGACTGGACTGATAAAGAATTCGTGATTGAGGACCAGAACTGATGGCTGCTACTGGTCACCCATTCCCTAGCCTCACACCATCTAGCCGGGTTTATACCGCTGCGTCATATCCGCAGAAAGAGTTTCAAGGGCTAAACGGCGCGGTTACAACGCTTCAGTACGGGCTGAGAGCAGTTGACTCAAAATTGGAGATGACGTTTACCAACATCACAGATAGTCAGGCGTACGAGATCCACGCCAACTACGCGAAAGCAAATCGCGGATACGACGAAGAAACCGGTGAACGCGACTACGTGTATATCAGTGATTCTCAGGTGGACACAATGGCTGGCGTCCAAAGTGTGTCGCTGCGTCGAATGATGTCTGACGAAGGTACTGAAAACAGAGTCCTTCGTTACCGCTACGCCACCCCGCCTGTCATTACCAGCACCTTCCCAGGTCGTTCCACGGTTCAAGTCGAATTACGTGGCTATTTAGACGGTGCAATTAGCGCCTAAACTCTAAGGAGGGTTCAAAGGTCGATGGGATTTTATTCTGGCAACTCAGGCAGCATTCAGTTCGGTGATGCGGCCTCAGTCAAAACTGACGTCAATCCTGAGAAAGGCTGGACTACCAGCCCAACCAAAATTACAAATTGGACTTTATCCACATCAGCGCAGCTACTTGATACAACAACCCTTGGCGATTACGATAAATCTTCTGTGTACGGACTGCGCACTACATCTGGTACGCTCAAACTTTTTTACTACATTAGTCCTTCAACTTTTCAATCGTATAGTAAATATAACTCAGCGTCCTGGTTCACTCATGCTTTAGCGCGGTCACAAAATGCATCTTCTGAAGAGTCGCTTGAAGTAAGACTTCGCTTGTATATCGATGACAAAAATATGCAAGGTAAACTTGAGCATCGTGAATACGTTGAGCTTGACGCCAACCTGACCAGCGTGAGCTACGGCAGCAACGTAGGTGAGCTTGTAAGTGTTGATGTTTCGTTTGAAGCTAACGGTCCAATTATCCGAGATCGCTTGTAATGACTGTATTCCTTGGTGACCGAGGTCGGATTCAGCTGCAAAGACTGGGTGGCAGTAGACCCTTTGTTACAACGGTAGATCCGGCTGATGTCCAAGAGGACGTAGATCGATTCTCAGTTGATTTTGCGCATGAGCAGTTT